AAGCGTAAGGTAGATTACAAAGCATATGGAGGTAATATAGAAAAAGAATGATAAGTAAGATCTATGAAAATATTGCTGTTGGATTGAAGGCGGTAAGGGACTGCAGCATATATCAGGAAAAACGCCCGCAGAACCCTGAGAATCCTTCCTTCCTGATCAGCATAAATAACCGGAAATTTTCAAAAGGAATAAACGGCCGGTTAAAAAACAGCATCAGTCTGGATATCATGTATTTTCCGGAAAATATGGTACAAGCCAGAGAAGAATGCTGGCAGATGACACAAGAGATGAACAGGGGTTTTTATATTAAGGACTTTAAGATTAAAAAACGGGATATAACCATAGAGGATGATGTGCTGCATTATAAATTTGAGGTGGATTGCCGGGAATGTGTCTCTGAGAGTGATCCGGACATGCAGTCCATCATACATAGAGAAAGGATTAAGGAGGATTAATATGGCAGGAACATGGGAATCACAAAATAAAATTTTACCGGGTGCCTATATCAACATCAGAACAAATGAACCGCTGTCAATAACCCCGGGCGACCGTGGGACTGTAGTGATATTGCAAGAAGTGAGTACAGGCAATGTCAACGATATTTATACTGTTACCGCAGTGGAAAATGAATGGCTGAAAAATGCCGTCAGTACAGATAAAAAGCTGGCTGTGGAAGCACTGAAAAAAGCAAAAAAAGTGCTGGTATATAAGCTGCCTGAAAATCATACGCAGGAACATGTGGAAGATGCGCTTGTGAAGCTTAAGACAATATCGTTCAATGTACTGTGTTATCCGTATGATGGTGATGAAAAAGACACAAATAAGACTGTAATTGCGTCTTTTATCAAGACGATGCGGGAAGAAGAAGGGATTAAGTGCCAGGCAGTGCTTGCCAATTACAGCGGGGATTCAGAAGGAATACTGAATGTGGTACAAGGTATCGTTCTGTCTGACAACACCGAACTGACAGCGGCAGAAACCACTGCATGGGCAGCCGGTGCAACAGCCGGTGCCGGCTTTGTTGTCTCCAATACAGGCGCAGCTTATGAAGGTGCAATAGATGTAATTCCAAGAATGACAAAAACCCAGATGGAAACTGCAATTTTAGCAGGTCAGTTCATTTTTAAAGCGGATCAGGCACAGAATGTGACAGTGGTATATGATATCAACTCACTGACCACCTTCACTTCTGAAAAAGGAAGCTTTTTCAGAAAGAACCGCGTAATCCGCACAACGGACAGTATTGCAAACGATATCACCAGTATTTATGAAAGCAGCTATATTGGAAAAATCAGCAACAATGACGATGGACGTGCACTTTTAAAGGGTTCTCTGCTGGATTACTTTTCTACGCTGCAGGGTATGGGCGCAATACAGAATTACGATGCAGCTGATGTAATCGTGGAAGCCGGGAAGGATTCGGATGCGGTACTGGTAACCGTAGCAGTACAGCCTGTTGACAGTATTGAAAAAATATACATTACGGTGAATTTATCATAAGGAGGAGACATCATGGCAAATCATACAAAAATTGCAGATCTGGTAACCGGAAATGAAGGAAGCGCCTATATAACAATGGATGGGCAGAACCGCTATTTCTTTGAACTTTCCAAAATTGAAAGCAGTATTGAATTTACAGTACTGGCCAAAAAGCTTTTAGGCCAGCGGATGAAACAGCATAAGGTTGCCGGTGCGGAAGGGAAAGGCAGCATGACAATTTATAATGTCAGTCCCGCGGCACTTGCTGTTTACCAGGGATATATCAAGACTGGAAAAACACCTCAGATTTCCATCCAGACCACCAATGAGGATGAATCCTCTACGATTGGCAGGAGAACAGTGGTAATGAGAAATGTAATCCTGGCCAAGGTACCGGTGGCAACACTGGATGACAGCAGTGAGGATTTAAGTACTACAGATGTGGATTTTACCTTTGACGATATTGATGATCTGGAAAGCTATGTGCTTCCGGAAAATTTAAGATAAGGGGACCAATTGAATATTTACAATGATTCCGCTTACGGGAGTAGGCGGGATGATTGTAATAATTAGGAAGAAAAGTGAGGATACAGTATGAGCAATATCAGTAGTTTAAGTGCATTTTTAAATCCCGTGGAAGTAGGGGAAAAGGAAGTGGTAATATCTGAAAGATTCATGGAGAATGGGAAGCCGGTTCCCTGGAAGATCCGTCCTGTAACCCAGGAAGAGAATAAGGCCATCATTAAGAAACATACCAAGAGAAATAAAAGAGGCGAACAGGAATTTGACCGTGTGGGTTATACGCTGGATCTCGCCATAGCAGGCATTGCATTTCCTGATTTGAATAATGCTGAACTGCAAAAGGGATATGGCGTAATCGGCCCGCAGAACCTTCTTTGCAAGATGCTCTATGTGGGCGAATATGGAAGACTTTCCCAGGAAGTTCAGCGCCTTTCCGGGCTGGAGGATGATATTAATGAGGACATTGAAGAAGTAAAAAACGAATAAAGCAGGGTGACAGCGAGTTTGTACTGGCACATTATGCCCTGCATAAACTCCATCTTCTTCCCTCCGTACTGGAACAGATGCCGCTGAAAGAGAAAGCATTTATCTATGGCAGTATAATAGTACGGAGTGAAGAAAAAAGGAAAGAAGCAGCAAAAATAAAATCGAAAGGGAGGTGATGAATTGTCTGCATTCAATGAAATGTTAATGCTAAATGTGAGTGGTTTCAGCGCTCAAATAGAAAAGCTGGTAGTTGGAACAAATAAAGCAATCAGGTCTGTAACACGTGCAGTCGGATTGACCAATGATTTGGATTGTTCACTTGGTAAAATAGCAATACAAAGTGATAAAGCAGCAGCAACAATAGAGAACCTTACTGGTAAAATAGATGATTTGGGTATACAGTCGAGTGGTGTAGAAAATGAAGTCGATAAGTTATTGGATTCCATGAAAAAGGTAATAGATTTAAGGGGTATGTTTGATTTTGTGTCTGAATCCTTTGATATGTCAAATTTTAGTAAGAATGTGGATTTGCAACTGCGATTTGCGTTAAAGAAGATAGGTGCGACGGAAGCTGCATTTGAAAGCTTGAAGGCTAAAGCTGCAGAAATACAAATAAAAACAGTATATAGTGATGAAGTCATGCTTTCTGGAGCATCTGTGCTGGCTTCCTATATTTCAGACTCTGACGCGATAGTACATCTGATGGACACATTGACAAATTATGCTGCGGGAATGTCTGGAGGCGGTAAAATTGATAGTCAGGAAATGGCTATGTATGCTGAACAAATGGGAAATATGTTAAATGGAGATGTGAATGGAGCGATGGTAAGCAATTTTGACATATCAGAATCTCAAAAAGAGATATTGAAAGCCGGTTCAGATATTGAAAAGGCTTTGGTATTGGATGAAGTTGTAAACCAGTCGTGGGTCGGACTGGCAGTAACCATGGCGGATTTACCTGAAAATAAAATCTCAAGAGTAAACAGTTTATTTGCTGATATGCGTGAAGAGCTTGGTGCAAGAATAACTTCCAGTATTATGGTCCTATACAGTAAGATTGCACAATATATGCCGCAGATTGAAAGCATAATGTTTGGAATTGGTGTTGCTATTAATTTTATTGTTCTTGTGCTTGCCACTATTGTTGATAAAGTGGGAAGAGCGGCAAGTTTTTTCACGGATAACTGGAGTTCAGTTGGACCTATTGTTCTGGGAGCGGCAGCGGCGCTGCTAACTTTTGCAATGGCTTTGTGGATCGTGAAGACTGCACAACTGGCGGTGGCTGTAACACAAAAAATCGTGGATTTGGTGCTTGGAACATCTCCGATAATACGGATAATCGCTCTGGTGGTTGGTTTGATTGTGCTATTGGCTTCCAAAGTGTACTCATTTATAAACAGTCTAAAAGAGGCGGCCGGTATATGTGCAAGTACAACCGGAATGATTGGAGGTACAATTGCAAGTGGAGTAGCCTTTATGACCAATATAATATTAAGTGTTGTAAACTTTATTATTGGTTGTGGAATTGATGTATATAATAAAATGGCTGATTTTGCCAATTTCTTAACACGTGTTTTCAAGCCGCCGGTCATTGCTATAGCAACTCTTTTTGCAGGATTATTTGAACGTATTACGGATTTGGTACTGTCAGCGGCAAATTTGATTGATAATGTATTTGGTACCAATCTGGCAGAAGGAATAGGAAATGCTTGTAATGCAATCTCTACAATGATAGCAGATTTTATTGAAGATGATCAGATTGAAGTCGTAAAAAAATTAGATGCCACAGATTATTATTTTGATATGATTGATAAAGATGCTGCATATAAGTTCGGATATGGTAAGGGAGCAGCTATTGAGGAAATGTTTACCGGTATTGGCGGCATGGATGGTCTGACTCTGGATGGCTCCGGATTTGATAGTTATTTTGACGACTTAGTACCGGATAGATATCTGGATGACATAGGAAGCAGCAGTAATCCCGCTGCCGTGGAGGGTACAGGAGCTGGCGGTGCAGTTACGGTCAATATGGCAGATGAAGACATTCAATATCTGCGTGATCTGGCTGAACGGGATTACATAGCCAAGATAGCAAACAATACCCTTGCGCCAAATATCAGGGTAGAATTCTCCGGACCCATTACAAAAGAAGTGGATGCATATCAATTGCTTGGGGTTGTGGAAGAAACTTTGGCGGAAGAAATTGCTGTCAGTGCAGAGGGGGAATGGTAATGGATTATGCAGTTTATTTTGAAAAGGACGGGAAGGTATACCACCTGCCGGTAAATCCGGAAGAAATTACCAGAACGAGCGGCATCTCAATAGAAAAATACCGTATGCTTGACGGGAATCAGATTGTTTTATCCGGCGGGAAAGAACTGGATGAAATATCCTTTGAAGCAGAATTCCCCTGTACGGAGAGAATCTATACAAATAAAGGTTTTCAGGACGCGGATACCTGGGAAGCTATTCTGCAGGAATGGCAGGTGAATCGGTCAATACTTCGGTTTATTGCAGTAAATGGCATTGGTAATGATATCAATAAGACGGTACTGCTGAATCAGATTACATATACCGAAAAAGCAGGAGAAGAAGGAGATAAATATATTTCCCTGAAGCTGGTGGAATATAAAGCACCTGCAATCAGATACGTATCAGTGGGAACTGTGAATGCGAATAAGGAAACCGGGAAAAATCCGGCAGTATCTGCAAATAAAACGCATACGGTGGTAAAAGGTGACACGCTTTGGGGAATTGCAAAAACTTATTACGGGAATGGGAGCCAATATACAAAAATTTACCAGGCAAATTCTGCAAAGATAAAGAATCCGAGCCTTATATATCCAGGGCAGGTATTTACGATTCCGGCATAGGAGGTGGCATATTTGGAATTAATGGTAGAAACCGGCGGATATATTTATGATATAACCGGTATGTGCAGTAAGATAACCTGGACTGATAAGTTAAATGACGGAGCCGGTTACCTGGAATTCTCTTATATTTATGAAGGTATCCTGATTGAAAACGGAGCGCCGGTACGG